ACTGTCACGGCCGACATGGCGATCACCGTGTCGCTGGTGTCGGGCCGGATCAACGACATTCAGTGGCTGGCAGCCGACAAGGATCTGGTGGCCGGCACGGCTGGTGGCGAGTTCGCCATCGGTGAGTTGAGCAACGGCGACCCGCTGGGCCCGGCCAACAAGCGCTCGCGCATCATGAGCACGTTCGGCTCGCGCGCGATCCCACCCATCAAGAACGTCGAGTCGCTGCTGTTTGTGCAGCGCTCCGGCCTGAAGGCGCGCGAGACGTTCTACGACTTCGCCTCTGACGGCTACAAGTCCAGCGACACCACCGTGCTCGCCGAGCACATCACGGCCAGCGGCATCACGCAGATGGCGTTCGCAGCCGATCCTGACCAGGTCGTCTGGTGCATCCGCGCCGACGGCACGCTTCTGGGGTTCACCTGGAACAACGAGCAGGCCGTGCGCGGCTGGCACCGCCACCCGATCGGCGGCTCCGGCATCGTCGAGTCCATCGCTGTCATGCCTGCGGCCGAGGGCGATCGCTCCGAGCTGTGGATGGTGGTCAAGCGCACGATCAACGGCGTGACCAAGCGCTATGTCGAATACATGGAGCGCCCCTACCGCATCGGCGACAGCCAGGCCTCGCAGTTCTACGTCGACAGCGGATTGACCTACACCGGCTCGGCCGCGACCACGATCTCCGGCTTGGGGCACCTCGAGGGCCAGACCGTCAGCGTGCTGGTGAACGGGGCCCCGCATCCCAACGTGGTGGTGACCTCCGGCGCGATCACCTTGCAGATCGCTGCGACCACCGCCCAGATCGGCCTGCCATGCCCGGCGCGATACCGGTCCATGCGGCTTGAGGCTGGCGCGCAGGACGGCACCAGCCAGGGCAAGACCAAGCGGATCCACAAATGCGTGCTGCGGCTGCTCTACACGGGCGGTGGCAAGTACGGCGCGATGAACGGTGGCCCGATGGACTACCTGCTGCTGCGCTCGTCGACGGCAGCGATGGACCAGCCGGCCCCGCTGTTCACTGGCGACAAGGTCGTGCCGTGGCCCGATGGCTACAACACCGAGGCCTATGTCGGCTTTGAGATCGACCAGCCTGTGAACGCTGTCCTGGTGGCCGTGATGCCGCAGATCGTGACGCAGGACGCGCGATGAACATCGTCGCCTTCAAAGCCGCCCACCTGCAATGGCTCGATCTGCAAGAGGCCCAGGCTTACCTGAGCGCCGACCTGGTCAAGCCCGAGCACGCC